CTAACCTTCTACTCTATATGGAAAAAGGACAAAAACATTACAAGTCAGTATTTGAAAACGAACAGGATTTGCTTAAAGCATTGATTGATATTCATTTGGGCGGAAAAGATATTGACTGCGACCCGATGTATTTTAAGGGAAAATTCTATAAAGATGGTGTCAATGTGCCGAAAATTATAATGGACTTAAATCCGCAAGTTCCCGAATGCCCTGTTGGTGATGCTAGAAATACTAAAATACCTTATGGCACACTTAATTCTATCATACTTGACCCACCTTTCCTATTCGGTGTTCACGGAAAAACAAAAGAATTTTATTCATCAAAAACTCACACAATCTATAAAGATTTCAATGAGTTAAAAGATAGTTATTGTGGTATACTATTAGAAGCAAAAAGTTTATTAAAAAAAGGTGGCGTGTTAATTTTTAAGTGTCAAGATTACACCGATAGCAAAACTTGTATGACACATTGTATGGTTTGGGACTGGGCAGAAAAATTCGGCTTTTATCCTAAAGATTTAGCAATACTCGTAAAACCAAACAAAATCACTAACCCTAATTTAACTCAAAGACACTTACGAAAAATACATACTTACTTTTGGGTTTTTATAAAATCTTAATTTTCTACTCTATATGGAAACAGATAAACTTAAAAAAACTCAAATAACGCAAGAAACAATACAAGTAATGGTCTGGGATATTGTAGTGGGGAAACGATATTATAGTTTTCATTATAGATTTTATAGAGACGGAAAATGGACAGGTGGGCAATATGATAGCTCTCACAGCAGAAGTCCCGCCACTATAAGAAAATTACTTAAAAACGGCTATGCGATAGATATAGTATTAGAACATTACATTATTAAATATCACTAATTCTCTACTCTATATGGAGGGAAAACAAATGAAAAAGAAACAACACAATCATAAATTTAAGGCGTTCACTGTTTTGTTTGAATGTAAGTGTGGCAAGAAAATTGCAGTTGAGCCGAGTAAAGAGGCGATTGAATTATTAGTTTTATCAAAAGAAGTCAATGAAAATTCTTAATTTATATTGTGGAATTGGTGGAAATAGAAAACTTTGGGGAGATAGCCACGAAATTACTGCTATTGAAAATGATGAAGAAATTGCTGAAATGTATCGTAATTCTTTCCCTAAAGATATTTTAATAGTTGCAGATGCACACCAATATCTGCTCGAACACTATAAAGAGTTTGATTTCATTTGGAGTTCACCACCTTGTCCAAGCCATTCTCGTTCTAGGTTTTGGGGAATGAATAGAGGATATAAACCGATTTATCCTGATATGAACTTATATTCTGAAATACTTTTACTAAAACATTACTTCAAAGGAAAATGGTGTGTGGAAAATGTTATAGGATTTTATGAACCACTTATAGAACCACAAAAAATAGGAAGACACTACTACTGGGCAAACTTTCCTATACTAAACAATATAGAAAGTAAAAGTTTATCCCACATACAGAATAGTCAAAAACTTTTAGAAGAATATTTTGGTTTCAAAATCGGCAAGTATAAAGGAGATAAACGAGTATTACTCCGAAATTGCGTTGAACCAGAAATCGGCTTACACATCTTAAAAGAAAGTATGAAAGAACCAAGTAAATTATTTTAATTATCATTAACAAGGAGTAAAGAAATGAAAAAGAAGAAAATAAAAGCAAAAAAGCAAGCAAGTAGGAAAGTAAGGCAATTTGAAGGAATGATGAAATAAATGATTTACTAACCCCTTTATCAACCAATAACAAATAAGAGATATGAAAAACACCAAAACAATTGAACAAGGCACAGATGAATGGCACCACATAAGAAAGGGAAAGATAACAGGAACTACACTGAAGTCAATCATGGGTAGTGCAAAGACAAGACAAGATGCAATTTATGAGATAGTTGCAGAAAGACTCACCATTGGAATTGATGATGATGAGAATGCTATGGATAGGGGAATAAGATTGGAGAGTGATGCTGCTGCTGCTTTTGAATTGGAGACTGACCTTGAAACTGAGAAGACTGGCTTTTCTCAGAATGATGAAAATCCATTCATTGCAAACAGTCCTGATAGATGGATAAAAGGACTCAAGGGTGGCTTAGAGATTAAGTGTCCAGGAGGAAAGAACCATGTCAAGTATTGGCTAACAAATAAAGTACCAGATGAATATTATTGGCAGATTATTCAATACTTTGTTGTCAATGATGAGCTTGAAGAAATGTACTTTGCGAGTTACAATCCTGACATTCCAGTGCATCCATTGCATATTATTAAAATCAATAGGACAGAAGTCCTTGAAGATATAAAGGTCGCAAGAACTAACCAAATGGAGTTCTTGAAAGAAGTTGAAGTAATATTATCAAATATAATTGAATTATAAAATCATGATACATGAAAAAAAGATTGGAGTTGGAGCTATGTATGCTCAGAAGAAGAAATATACAGACAAGAAGACAGGTGTTGAGTATGCAGCAGATATCAAGGATGGAGATGTAGTAAAGATTCTAACCCAAGCAGTTGAAGTACAAGGTACTTATGGAGTTGGAACAGTCATCCAGATTGAAACAAGAAATGGTAAGAAAGCATTCAATCTCAATCGTGGTAGTACAAATAATCTTGTTGATGCATATGGCAAGGACGATGCAGAATGGATTGGAAAGGATGCAAAGGTATGGATATTCAAAGTAATGAAAGATGGAGTAATGCAATTGCAAGCATTCCTATCTCACCCAAAGGCAGAGGTAGATGAAGACACAGGAAAGTTCTTGACTCCAGAAAATGCAACCATGACAGTAGCTGGCAAGGAGGATGAGGAAGAGATAAGCTTTGATGAGGACGATGAAGAAATCATCCCAGACAAAGACAAGCCATTTGACTCTAATAAATAAAGCCATGTTCAAAGGAAGAATTAGCAAAGATGGAAAAGGTTTTGTGTTCTCTGACTTCTTCAAAGTTAGACTGAAAATATACATGAGACAGAATCCAAATCAGCCATTTGAGCTCAAGCCCATTTTGGCAGAGAGCAAGAAGCAAAGAGGATGGTTTGAGGGTGGATTGTGTACTCTTGTAGCATTTTACCATGAAGGACTTGACCATCACGATCCAAAAGATGTGGCTAAAGCCAGAGAGTGGCTCAAAATAGAGTTTAATTCAGAGATTGTGGCTTTGGGTGGTATAGCTCACAAGATAGCCAAATCAACCAAAAATGAGCTTAATTCTGGCTTCCTAGAGAAGATCGTGCAATATCTTGAAGAGGATGGATGTCCACCAGAAGCTTTGGATCCAAAACAATACAAGAATTGGCATGACAGTGTCTTTCCTTATGGAGGTCCTGACAATTACATTGATTACTTATTAGCTATAAATATAATAAAGATGTACAAAGAAAGACAAGGAGCAGAAGATGGTCAACCTAACTACTCCGCTGAGGAGGATGAAGATGGAACTAGCTAATGGCAAAAATCCATTTGAGGGTATGATGGACAGAATGAAAGTCCACAAGACCAAAGTGAATCCAATTCATGAGTTGGTTGATTCATACTTCAAAATGATAGGTAAGGAGAAGTGTGAGACAAACTTCTATGTAGGTAGATACAGTTATGGCAAGCTCGCCAAAGAAGCCAAAGAACTCTATACTGTCCTAGGAGAGAACTTTGATGACTGTATGTGGGCAATGGACAAAATGAATTACTTAGCAAAAAAAAATAACTTTGACTGGTCTATAAGGACTTGTCTAAAACATAAAAAACTATGAAAATAAAAACAATGACAAAGTTGAGTCCCCAAGCAATAAGAGAAATGAAAAAACTTTATGCTCTTGGATGGAAGGTGGCACGTTTGCTTAAGAAGTATAAGATAGGAAGGACTACATTCTACAGATACTTGAATACATTATAATGCCTGAACTGGAAGGTGTATTGACAGTCAAGAATAAAGATAAGCAGTTGATTGCAATTGTTCATCGTGATGACAAAAACTCTCATCAAGTATTCTACAAAGTTACGGAGATGGGAGTTGATGACATCAAATCATTATTAGAAGACATACATAATGTAGTCACACAATAGTATGGCAGAAAAAGAATCAAAAGACGCAAAAGTGTACACTCCAGAAAGCAAGGAAGAATATGCCAATGCAGTGAAAGTATTGGACCATTATATTGAGGAGTATCACAAATTATCACTAGTGAATGAAAAATAAATGAACACAAAGGAATTTAATGGCAAATACAGAAACAAAGGAGGAATGAACATGCTAGCCAGAATGCGTGCAGATCTTTCACCACAAAAAGTGATATCACACCATTTTGGAGTTAGCCAAGAAGCTGTAAGAAAGTGGATGCTAGAATTCTTTGGTGAAAAGTATGACCCTAGACTTCAAAGAAGAGAAATATCCATTGAAAGGATGGTGCAGTTCTACAAAGACACTTCAATGGAGAGCTTCAAGAGAGCATACAGAGGTAGTGCATATTATCAGCGAGTTATAAAGATTATACAAGAATGAAAAATAAAGTAAAAACATTAGTAATTGGCAGTGGAGTTGGAGGTCTTGGAGCAGCATGCTGGTTGAAGTTCCAGAGTATGGCAAGTTAATTTTTGAAGGAACAAAAGCAGATGATGTGCTAATTCTCAAAGGGAGAATGGGGTCGGGCATCAGGATGTTCTTTGTTAACAAGGTGATAAATCTAAGACATTATAAAGAGTCTTTACAAGCTAATGGTGGATCTACTAAACTTTGAGGAGCAAGAAAGTTATGAAAAAGAATTAGACAGAAACAAGAGGAGAGAAGACATACACAATCAGGTGCAGGAAAGAAAGAAAAAGTTTGCTGCTTGGAATAATTATAAGATTAAGAAGTTTGGTAGGAAGCCAATAGGATGAAATCACACAATGCATTCCCAGAAGAAAGCAGATTGATGTTCCAAGACTCTTGGACTTGCTGGTGGTGTGGACAGAACCACATAGACTGCTTGCACCACATTGTGGGTAGGGGAAATAATGGCTCAGTGGTGGAAAGCTCTGTTTTGAATGCTGCTCCTCTAAATAACCAGATTTGCCATCTTCCACACCATGGACTACTTAGGACAAAAGATATGGTGAAAGCTCTACTCAAGCAGACATATAAATACCTTATGAATTATGGATATGAGCTAACCAAAAAAGATAAAGATTTCATGGTTAAGTATGCAGAGTATTATGAATGAAAAAGACACTATTGCTAGTGTCTGATTCAGTCCCACGATAGCTCCAGTAGAAAATTAAGCACTTTGTCCAATAAACACTCTTTATAAAAATATAAGTTGTAGGTTATAGACAAACGATCCCTTCATAACCAGAACGTCGTGTTATCTTTTATTTTTTAACAAACCCAACTGTGGTCTGGGTGGTGATGATGTAGTTATAAACAGAGGTGAGTATAGCTCCAATAGTTAAGTTGAGCCATGTAGGATCTACTACAAGAACAAACTTTAGAACCATTGCAGTTCCTGAGAACAGCAAAGCTACTACTGCAGAGTGCAACATACCTTTCAAAAAATTACTCATAAATATTATATATTTGGTTAATAATGCGACCTTTCTTTTATACTATATTATACTTCTGAATGATATCAGGAGTCAACATTTTCTTCCAGTTTGGCATACTTGCAGACCAATAATTGACCAATTTCCCAGCTTTGACTGCATCACAGAAGAGCTTACAGGCTTGCATAGGGTCAAAAGCTTGTAAATCTGTAATTTCAGCATGGTAAACTGAGTTCCATTGGTATAAACCTCGGTCTGTGGAATTTGATGGTGGATTGAACAGTGTAGCTTGTGGATTGAGGTTGCTTTCACAAGAAGCCACAGCAATACCCAATAATGGCTCAACACCATTCTGATTACAGACTAAAGTGATATCATCTATCATTGCAAATGCAGTCCAAGTCTTATTGCCAACCACTCCATCCGCAGCCAAGTGGTATTTCATCTGGAATGTCTTGACAGCATTCAAAGTTATCTTTCCAAAAGATCCATCAACAATCAAAGAAAGTCCAAGATCCTTATTCAAGTAGTTCTGCAAAGTCTTCACAAAGACTCCTGTGCTTCCTAGCTTCAAAATAGGATTGATTGGCACAATTACCTTTCCATTGGTTATAGTTGCTACTGCATCTGAGAATGCTTTTAGATTGAAGCTATCTCTGAAGTTTGGATGCTCAATGTGCTTTTCAGTCAATACAAACCAGCACTCATCCATCTGATTTATAATGAATGGCTGGGTACAGTTTATAATCTTTGCCCATGTCACACAAGATATTTGGTCTGGAGTTCCAAGATAGCCAACCAAAGGAATGCAATGTCCTCCTTCAATGGATGAGTTTGGATCTGTATCCCACACTCCTGAATTGAATTGAGACATCTGTGCACTTTGTAGTTTAACTCCAGTGATAACTCCAAGTCCAAGATATATGGCAGCTTTTAGTTCTGCTTCATTCTTCCAATCAACAGAAGCAAAGCCAAGGATATATTTATTGTTGACAAGATATTCCAAGAATATTTGAATGTTCATTCCATTATCAGATGAAGATCCAGGACCATTAGTTGTTGGTGAGCCACTAGGGTCAAAGTTTGGATTCTGAGTTTTGTAAAAGGTCCATATTTGGTCTTGAGTAAAATTCTTTTGAGTTCCTTCTAGCAAACCTGTAACAACTTGATAAAAATGGTCCCAACCTGCTATTACACAATCTCCTACTTTGTCATTTCCATCCATAGGATAAGAATAGTTTGGAGCTAAGTCAACCAGCGGAGCAGTAGGCAAGGTTGTCAAAAATTGTCCAAAGGATACTTTTGGTCTTTCTGGTAATGGATCTCTTTTTCCTGTTTTGAATGTTTCCATATTAGTTTTGAGTTGTTGTGACTGCAATCCCATCATAAGGTATACAATCTGCCTTTAATGTTCTGCAAACAGATAATAAATTATAATCAATGTTCTGAAAGTGCAATGCATTTGCTTGCTCTGCTGTTTCTAGAGAGTTTATTTTATTAGCAGCATCCTT